TAGTAATGCCGAAGAAAGAGATGATAGACCCACTGTGCAAAGAGTCACATCTGCTTCCGTTGGAAGTCGGAAAAAAACACAAGGCAACAGAAATGGCGTTGAGTTTACACCTTCTGAAATAAAGCGTCTTCGTGGTTTAAAGCCTTACAACATGTCTGAAGAAGATTGGTTGAAAAGGGTTGCCAAAGAGAAAGTGAAAGCAACTACTCGTAGGGAGACAATGTAATGACAGAAAATGAAAACAGCGTAAGACACACGCGTGAATCCGAGACACACGATAAACAGGCTCGTAGACAACCTTGGCGTCCAGTAAGAAAGCTAGAGACTCCACCTGCCCCAGAGGGTTATGAGTACCGATGGATCAGAGAGTCATTTCTTGGACAGGAAGATGCGAACAATGTAAGTTATAGACTTCGTGAGGGATGGGAGCTTGTACAAGCAACCGAATTACCTGATGGTTTTGATTTTCCTGCAAAAGAAAAAGGCAGATTTGCTGGCGTTGTACACAACGAAGGACTTATTTTGGCAAAAATACCAATAGAGACTGTTAAGGAAAGACGCGAATATTACGAAGGTAAAAACCGTCAAGCCAATGAAGCGCTAGACAACACTATGTTTAACGAATCAGCAAAAGACAGTCGCTATGTCAAGTACGATTCCAAAAGAGAGTCCCAAGTAACTTTTGGTAAAAAATAAATCGTAATTATTACGGGAGACAAACATGGCAAATAATGATGCTGCTTTTGGTTGTAGACCTGTTCGAATGATGGGTGGCGGTGCCTATACTGGAGGACAATCCAGATATAGAATTGCAAGCGGTGCGACTACTCCAATATACCAAGGTGATTTGGTTACACAACTCACTGCTGGTGTTATTGGTAGACACGCTGCTTCTGGTACTGTACCTATTGTTGGTGTGTTTAACGGTGTTTCATATACTGACCCAACTACAGGCGAACAAGTCTTTAAAAATTACTACCCCGGTAGTATTTCAGCCAGCGATATAATCGCCAGTGTGATTGACGACCCTGATGTTGTTTTCGAAGTACAAGCTGATGACACTTTTCCTGTCGCAGATTTGTTCGGAAACTTTGACATTGTGGACGGATCACCTGTCGGTGACACAAAATCTGGAAGATCAAACCTTGAGCTCGATGTAACGACTGGTGCTACCACCGCTACATTGCCACTCAAAGCGATTGATATTTCTGAAGATCCTGATAATTCGGATGTTGCATCCGCCAACACCAATGTTCTATGTGTGATTCAAAACCACATCATGGGGCAGAAAGGTGCTGGTTTAGCATAAGTGAGGTAAATTAGTTATGGCAATTTCAAGAGCACAACTAGCTGCTGAACTTGAACCCGGATTAAACGCGTTATTCGGAATGGAGTATGATACATACGACTCTGAATATACCGAGATCTTCTCAATCGAGGACTCTCAAAGAGCTTTCGAAGAAGAAGTTTTAATCGTAGGTTTTGGTTCTGCACCAACAAAATCTGAAGGTCAAGGCGTTGTCTACGACAATGCTTCAGAAAGTTACACTGCAAGATACACGCATGATACGATTGCGTTGGCTTTTGCATTAACTGAAGAAGCGGTCGAGGATAATTTATATGATTCTTTAGGCAAACGATATACAAAAGCACTCGCACGATCTATGGCTAACACCAAAGAAGTAAAAGGTGCAAATGTCCTAAACAATGCGTTCAGCTCCAGCTTTACTGGTGGTGACGGTGTATCTCTGATTAACACTGCACACCCTCTAGCTGGCGGTGGCACTGCTGCTAACAGAGCAACCACTATGGCTGATCTTAACGAAACTTCGTTAGAAGACGCATTGATCGACATTGCAACATTTACAGATGATCGCGGACTGACTATCAGTGTGCAAGGATCCAAGCTCGTGGTACCACCACAGCTCGTTTTCATTGCAGACAGAATAATGAACAGTCCACAAAGAGTCGGCACAGCAGATAATGACATCAATGCTATCAAAAACACTGGAGTTCTACCCGGTGGATACACTGTGAATCATTATCTAACTGATCCTGACGCTTTCTTTCTTTTAACTTCTGTTACAGATCAAGGCGAAGGACTTAAAATGTTCCAAAGAACAGGTATGGAAACTTCTATGGAGCCAGATTTTTCTACTGGTAACATTAGATATAAAGCTAGAGAAAGATATAGCTTTGGTTTCTCTAACTGGCGTGGAATTTATGGTTCTCAAGGC